CCCCCCCCCCCCCCCCCCCCCCCCGCGGGGGGGGGGGGGGGGGGGGGGGGGAAGGACGCTCGTGTGTGTGATTGGAATATATGTATATATGTGACCTGGGCCACTCCGTTGCCGATCCCGTTTCCGCACCCGTTGCCGGTTCCGACCCGAGCCCTCGGTCCGCTTCGCTCCCCTTCGGGCTCGGGTCTTTGAACCCCGGTTCGAACCTTGGCCGTCGCAGGCGCCGGGGGACCTTCACCCGCCCGGTGTCCCCGCGAAGGGCGCTGCGGCGCTGAGGCGCCGGTCGCCCGCGGGTCCTCGGGCGTTCTCGGTCCCGGGCGGAGAGGCTTTCCTCGGGTCGCCGTGTTGAGGCTCGCTCCGCTTCGCTGCGCTCGGTCAACACGCCCGCCCCTCGGGCCTCTCTACGACCGGAGGCTCCGACGCCAATCCGCCACGTCGCCGAGCCCGGACGTCGACCCGACAGCCGTGCCGCTGCACCTTCGTGCCGAGGAGAGGGCCGCACATGCCGCTCAGAGGCCGTGTAAGCGATTCTGACGGACTTTTACCCCGCCCCCGCATCCTGGGAAGGGTCCACCCCTGAAAGGCTCTCAGAACGGCTTAGAACGGCCCTGAGGAATTCCGGCGCAGGCCGAGCACCTTCGTTCCGGGAGGGGGCCGCGCCGCCCGCCGGAAAATGTGACGACACTCACCGCTAAACAGGCGCGCTCGATTTGCGTCGGGCTCTCAGATGGGGTTCAATAGAGCCATCACCGCCAAGGGAGCGAAACTCCCCGGACCGGCCGCCGCAATCCAGCGGGGCGCGGGCCGAGCGCTGCGTGGCGCCCGTGGACAGGGCCGTGGCGCGGGTGGAAGAAAGCCCACAAGGGGATTGGGGGGTCTGGTTTCCCGACAGTGCTGCCGTCTCACCCCGGCGGTGGTGGCAGGCGGTGCTGCAGCGCCCGGGGGTGAGCGTGCGCCTGGGCATCACCGTTGGCCGGGTGGATGCCACGGAGACCGGCTGGCGGGGTGTCGGTGACCAGGGGGACAACGGGGGCGATGGCGCGGTGGTGGGGGTGG